TGGTTGAAAATATGGAGGAAACAAATGGAAATCTATCGGATTGATTACGGCGAAACTGTGTTTGTTCAAGCAAAAAGTGAAGAGGAAGCGATGAAAAAATTTGAAGAAAAGGACTGGACATGCAGTCGGCAAGAACCATGCAAGATAACAGAATCGGATTCCACTGAGATGATGAAAAGCATGCTGTGGAAATAAATATTAGGGAGGAAAAAAGGATGTCAAATTGGTGTGAAGGCACATTGAAAGTACGTGGGAAACTGAAAGATGTGGAGCAGTGGGTAAAAGAAAACGTATCTGTTTTCCATTCAGATTTTGTAAAAGACCAAAATGGAAAAATAAAAGGAATAGAAGAAGTTAAGATTCCAGATGGTGTTAAAGTTGAGAATTCTGATGGGGAAGTGCTCGAAATCACTATCAGCGAGGATGCGTATATTGCAGAAACAAGACGACATTTTGTCCAGCCTGGAACATACTTTGCTCTGCTCTATCAAAAAACTACCTCGTTCTTTGTATGGACTTCAAGGCTGCATGGGAAATCATTGCAGAACCGTTTGCTGAGATGTCCAAAAAATATAATGTAGATTTCAGATTGTATGGGTGTGAATGTGGAATGGAGTTCTGCCAAAACGTCATAGTGGAACATGGGAAAATCGTAAAAGATGAAGAAATCATATATAACGACTATGAGTGGGAATGCCCGTTTCCCAAATTAGGAGGATAATAAAAATTTATGGCAAAAGGAAACAAAAAGCCAAAGATTGGAACATTGATCTGGTGCATCCAGAGAGCAAAACTGTACGGTGTATCCTATGGTACGTACATTGCAGATTACTTTGAAAAAGATTTGATAAAGGTCAGAAAGGGGAAAAGAAGATGCTGCAAACAGAGTTTGAAAGATTGACCGATCGACCTTTCACAGAAGAAGAATTTTGGAAAATTCACTTTGTGTACTGTTACTATCCCGGAGTTAATACACATGCAGATATCGCATTAATCTGGCAGATTGGCGGTATTCAATTGATCGATGATATGACACCGACTGCAAAAAGGTTTCAAAAGGCAGAGCAGGAATTGAAAATAGCAAAGGATCTATATCAGGAAGCAAAAGAACGATATCAGAAGATGTGTCTATTATGAATTCCGTTCAGATCATAAAATATGAGCAGGTTTTATTTCCTGTATTTTGAGCAGGATTATTGGAAAAAGCAGGCAAGGAGTGATATAGTGACGGCAGAACAAATTCAGAAAAAAGAATGGCTGCAAAGATACCTACACGAAACACAAAAACTGAAAGCCATGCAGGCATGTAAACAATATACAGAAACTGAATGCTCTATAGCAGAGCAGGCGGTTGAGGAAACCAAATGCGAAATCAAACAGTGTATTGCTGCTGTCGAAAATCCAGAATTGGAAGCGGTTCTAATCCGACGATATGTGAATTTCCAAACATGGGAACAAATTGCAGATGAAATGCATTATTCTTTGCGCACGATTCGCAGACGGCATAACGATGCAATTGATAATGTTGTCACTCATTGGCACTAAATGCCCTTGTCAAATACTTATTTTTTTGTTAAAATCGAATCAGAAATAGCTAAACCGGTACGTTTTCGTGCCGGTATTCTATTATTACTATGTAAAGGAGATGTATGAGAATGACAGAATATATTCAGCCAGAACTTCTGATTTTAATTCCTGTATTGTATTTGATCGGTTATGCAATCAAAAAAACTTCATTAATTTCAAGTAGGTTTATTCCGTTAATTTTGGGAGTAATCGGAATTATTTTATGCATCGTGTATGAGGTAACAACATGGAATTTTAATCTTTTTGCGGCGATCACACAGGGTATTTTGTGCGCCGGCGCAAGCACATACGCAAATCAGATTTACAAACAGCTGGTGAAGAAATGACAACAGAAATCGTTGTAAGTGTAATAACACTGATTGGAACATTAGTTACAGTTTGGGGAGGTAACAAACTTACTGCATATCGAATTGAACAATTGGAACAAAAAGTCAATAAGCACAATAATCTAATTGAAAGGACATTCAAAATTGAAGAACGATTATCGACAGATGAAGAAAAACTAAAAGTTGCGAATCACAGAATTGATGATTTGGAGCATAAAGTAGATATATAACAATTAAAAGGAGCGAATTGATATTATGAAGGGCATTGATGTATCGGAACACCAAGGGAACATTGATTGGACTGCTGTAAAGCAAGGCAATAATGTTCAATTTGTAATTATTCGAGCTGGATATGGTAGAGAATTATCTCAAATAGATACTCAATTCGAAAAAAATTACACTGGTTGTAAAAACCATAATATTCCATGTGGTGCATATTGGTATAGTTATGCAACAAGTGAAGAAGACGCACGCAAAGAAGCCAATGTTTGCTTGAAAGTGATTTCTGGAAAAAAATTTGAATTTCCAATCTATTTTGATATGGAAGAAAAACGACAATTTGCGCTTGGTAAGGCGAAATGCTCTGCTATCGCAAAGGCATTCCTTGAAACATTGGAAAAATCCGGTTACTGGGTTGGGCTATATTCTTATAAGTCTGCACTTGAATCCTATTTTACGGAAGATGTTCGCAAACGCTATGCAGTTTGGGTTGCGCAGTATAACACAAACTGTACGTATTCTGGTCAATACGGTATTTGGCAAAAATCTAGTACGGGTAAGATATCTGGTATTGCTGGAAATGTAGACACAAATGAATGTACCATAGATTATCCGACATCTGTTAAGAAAGCAAAATTAAACGGATTTTCCAGTAACATGACAACAGCTACAACAACTACTCACGGTGTAGCAAGCACAAGTAAGATTGCAGCAGGATACAAAATTCAACTGGATCACATGCAATTGTTTGTGTCAAGTGATGCTAAAAATCATGCAAATATATTGACAGGATTCTATTATGTAACAGATGGAAAAATCATTAATGGTAGATTTCGAATCAGCACAAAACAAGGCGGCGCCGTCACCGGATGGATTGATAAAAAATACACCAATGAGACTGGTTGATTCAAATGGAAGAACCGAACGTCAAACCACAATATAAATTAGTTGCAAGCTATTATTGTGGAGAATGTGCCGGAAATGCGGAACAATCCGTCATTCGGGCAGGGTATTCGAAAAAGTACGCAAGAGGCAATGCCCACAAATTGGTTGCACGTCCAGAAGTGCAGCAATACATTGCATATTTAAACAGCTTAACAGCAGATGATCCACGAAAACATGTTGCAACAATTGCAGAAATTCAAAGTTTCTGGACTGAAATTTTTCTTGACGAACGACAAGATTTAAAACATCGTTTACGTGCATCCGAATTGTTGGCAAAAGCAAAGGGAATGTTTAATACGGAAAGTTGGTGATAGCGTGGCTCATGATAAGGTTTATGGAATCGATGAAAGTAAAAGTCGAATTGAAGTAATGCAAAGTTCAAAAGGTTTTGGCATTATACGTTCACAAACATTTGCTGTTGAGAAAGGATCTAACGCAACACTATCGACAGGTAGTCTGCAAGAATGCAATACTAGGATTGTTGTCAAAAATTACAAAAATATTATTTTCAATGGTAAATCAGATTCGTTTACTGATAACTATAATTTTCAGGTAATATTTTATAGTGAATCTGGATTCCTTGCCAGCGCACTTCCATCTGATTTGATATCTTTTTATATCGATGGGGAAAAATATGCTGTAAAATACCTTTCGACATTTAAGTTGTCAACATATACTGTCATTCAATTTAATTTCTTTTATGATGGTATAACGTTGTGTTGTAGGTGCGAAGGATATGCTAAATAATTTCTATCAGTCAAAACCTTGGGTAAAACTAATGGCTGTTATCCGAATGGAGCGCACAAACGCCGAAGGGCAAATCATATGCGAGCACTGCGGCAAACCTATTGTGCACAAGTATGATTGCATTGGGCATCATATTATAGAGCTTAACGAAGCGAATGTAAATGATGCTAACATTGCGATGAATCCCGATAATGTTATGCTTGTACATCATAGGTGTCACAACAAAATACACAACAAACTTGGGTATTCTAATAGGCAAGTATTTCTTGTATATGGTTCGCCGCTGTCCGGTAAAAGCACATTTGTTCATGACAACAAAAACGACGGCGATCTTGTTGTTGACATAAATAATATATGGCAGTGTATTAGCGGATGCAATAGATATGTAAAACCTAATCGGCTAAAGTCATGTGCGTTTGCTATCCGTGATAGTATGTTAGATATGGTACGGATACGGCAAGGCAAATGGTTAAATGCATGGATAATTGGCGGTTATCCGTTGATTTCCGAACGAGAACGACTTATTAAATCGCTAGGCGCAAGGGAAATTTTTGTTGATACTCCGAAAAAAACATGTTTGGAACGATTGCAAAATATTTCTGATGGTAGAGATTTAGTAGAATGGGAGAAATACATTTCCGATTGGTGGGAAAAATTCCGTTAACCCCCTCCCCATTTAATTTTAATTTAATGCATGGGAGAACTGTTGGGAGGGAGGTATTTCTCGCAGAATGCCGAAAAATGAGATTTTCCGAATTTGATTTTTGAAAGGACGTGAAGATTTTGGAACGCAAAGAAGAATTACTAAAACTCATCGATGATTCAAACCGAGCCACAATCCTTCCGCTTATTGACAAAATGCTATTTTTGGAGAATCAACTTGAACAGCTTGAAAAGTTACCAATGATTAAGGTAAATCCAGAAAATCCGATGCAACAAAAATCTACACCGGCATCCAAACTCTACCGAGAATTTTTGCAGCAGTACACAAACGTTGTGAAAGTAATCTCCAGGGTAACTGGAGAAGAAAACGAGCAAGAAGAAAGTCCATTGAGAAAATGGGTGAATAGTCGGTTATGCTGATTCAAGAAAAAAAGATCTGGACACCGGACAATTCTTTTTTGCTGGAATATCATGCACGCATTGAATGTGGTGAAATTCTTGTTGGGCAGGAGTTATGGCAAGAACTGCAAAACTTGAAAGAAGATTTCCACAACGACGAATATTTTTTTGATACGAAAGATGCACTTTTGCGAATCGATTTTATGGAACGTTGCGTGCGACTCACAAAGTCGCCGTATTACAATAAACCAATGGTTTTGATGTTGTGGCAAAAAGCATTTATCGAAGCTGTCTATAGTTTCAAGATGTCTGCCACAACGTTTGACCGATTCAAGAAAGTCATTCTACTAATTGCACGAAAAAATACCAAATCGGAAACCTGTTCGGCGCTGGGATTATCTGAATTGATTGTCGGAAATGAAGGTGCGGATATTGTGTGTTCGTCAAATGACGATATGCAAGCAAGTATTACATACGACGCAATCGATACGATGCGGCAATTGATTGATCCGGAAGATTTGGATACAAAGCGAAACCAACGGTTTATTTTGAACAAAGCAAACGGTTCTAAAATTTTTAAACTTTCTGATCGGACAAGAAATAAAGAAGGTCGAAACATTGATTTTGCGATTGTAGACGAAACACACGAAATGAAGGAAAACGTGATCGGTAAATCAATTGAACAATCACAGAGTTTGAAAGATAATCCAAAATTTATCAATATCACAACCGAAGGATTTGTAGTAGGTGGATATTTGGACGACGAATTGAAGAAAGCCCGTGCCGTAATAAGTAGTGAAGATGATTCTTTGAGTGGGCAACGTCTTTTGCCTTGGCTATATACACAAGATTCAGAAAATGAAGTGTGGCAAGACCGCAGAACATGGGTAAAAAGCAATCCAACACTTGGGAGCATTAAAAAGTGGGACTATCTCGAAGAGCAAGTGGAAGTTGCAAGACGTTCAAAAGCCGATCGAATTTTTGTTTTATCCAAAGACTTTAATATCAAGCAGAATAGCGTGGAAATGTGGCTGAATCTGGAGGACTACGATTATTCCGCAGTCTACGATTTAGAGGATTTCCGAGGTTGTGTTTGTTTGGGCGCTGTCGATTTGTCAGAAACGACGGACTTGACATGTGCAAAAATTCTTTTGATGCGTCCGAATGATCCAGTAAAATATATTCATACGATGTATTTTATTCCGCAATCCAAATTGGAGGATTCCGACGACTGGAACGCCGGGGCAAGATATCGAGAATGGGCGAAAGCCGGACTTTTGACGATCACAGAAGGAAACGATATTGATCTAGCACTTGTCGGAGATTGGTTCTATAAGCTTTACAAAGATTACAATATCAAACTTTGGAAATGTGGATATGATCAGAGGTTTTCAAAAGATTGGCTGAGTCGAATGGGCTATTACGGATGGACAAAAGAAAACGATGACCTTGTTTTGATTTTGCAGAACGCACAAACACTTTCCAACGCTCTGAAGCTTTGTGAAGCCGACTTGAAACATCAATTTATCAATTACAATGAAAACAAAGTGGATAGATGGTGTTTTGGCAATTCCGGATTGAAAATAGATGACCACTCGCAATGCTTATGTGTCAAAACAGAACGGTCAAAAAGAATTGACGGAGCGGTTACATTGATAATTCTCTACGAGATGTACCGGAGATACAGAACGGACTACAAACAAATTCTTGAAAACGGAAAGGCGGTGTAAATTGAAATGGGTTGGTTGGACAAACTTCGCCGAAAACCGAAAACAAAGACAACGTACGCACAAATGCTCAACGGCTACACGCCGATTTACTCGCAGTTTGGCGATGATATTTATGCGTCCGACGTTGTACAACAGGCGATCAATTGCATTGTCATGGAGTGTAAAAAACTGATTCCACAGCACGTTAAAGAGACTGGTTCAGATGTGATTCCGGTAAATAGCAATGTTCAGACAGTTTTGAACGATCCGAATGAAATCATGACAACGACGGACTTCATCGAAAAGATCATTTGGCAACTGTATTTTAACTACAACGCGTTTATTATCCCAACGTGGTACACACGCAAGGAATCAAACGGTAGTGTAACAAAAGTTTATACCGGATTGTATCCAATTGCCCCGACAAATGTTGAAATTTTGCAGGATGCAAACGACAAACTTTATGTAAAATTTACGTTTGCAAATGGGTTTGAAACCACTTTGAACTATTCTGACGTGATCCACATCCGGAAAAATTACTCAGTCAACGAATACATGGGTGGAAATGAATTTGGGCAGCCGGACAACGAAGCACTTTTGAAAACGCTGGATTTGAATTGGCAGCTTTTACGCAATTTATCAAAAGCAATGGTGTCAAGTTGTGCCGTCAACGGCATCGTAAAATACAACACGATGATGGACGACGGCAAAACGGAACTAGCGCTGAAAGAATTGGAAGAGAAGCTGAAAAATTCCGAAAGCGGTTTCTTGCCGTTGGACATCCGAGCAGAGTTCACACCAATCGAACGGGAAATTCAGATGGTAGACGAATCGACATTGAAATTTATCGATGAAAAGATTCTCCGTCATTTTGGTGTGCCGCTCTGCATTCTGACAGGCGACTACACGAAAGAACAATATGAAGCATTTTTCCAAAAGACGATTGAACCAATTGTCCGGACGCTGTCACAAAGTTTTACAAAAACGATATTTACACCACGAGAACGGTCATTTGGAAATCAAATCAAATTTTACACGAAGGATTTGATTTTTTTGAGCACCGACCAAACTCTTGAAATGGTCAACTTGCTTGGTGCAAGCGGCTCTTTGTACGAAAATGAAAAGCGTGTTGCTTTTGGCATGCGTCCGTTGCCTGAATTAGTCGGTGTGCGCATGATGTCGTTAAATTATGTAAATGTTGCGTACGCCAAAGAATATCAACTAAACCAGAAAGGGGATAACAACGAGTGAAAGAGCTAAATTTCGCCGTCTGTTGGAATTTAATCGGAACAAGCGCCGAAATAGAAAGTCTGCAAACAGATTACGATGAAGGGACAACATTTCTCGCTGTCGATACCGGCGACGTCTATATTTTGTATCAGTCAAAATGGTACAAACTGTAAGAGGTGAATGAAATGGATATGCTACTTTATGCAATTCTGAACAAGAAAATCAAAAATAGTGGTGGAGCTGGCGGCACGGCTGTTTATGTTCATAACTGCACAATCAATGACGATGGAAACCTTATCGTCACACTATCAGACGGATCAATTATTAATGCTGGACAAGCAAAAGGCAATGATGGAATAGATGGATTTTCCCCGATTGCAAACGTAGTTTACGCAGATCGAAAAGTAACCATTACAATAACAGATAAAAGCGGAACCACAAGTGCAGAAATCACAGATATTGTTACAGATTATGAGTTAGAATCTGCCAAAAAACAAATATATTCTGATATGGCTGCAAAGGATAATCGCTTAGAAACAAAAATTGATACAAATTACAATATATTAAGTACCGCATTAAATAGAACTACAATTTATTTAAACCAAGAAACAGGAAACGATGATAACGATGGACTAACAGTAAGTGCACCGATGAAAACCATTACATCTGCCTTAGATCGATATTCATTTTATAGTAACATTCGGCTGCAATTAGTCGCTGGAACCTATGACATTGGTACAATGACTGCTGAAAATAAGAAAATTGCCATCGTTGGTGCTGGTGTAGCATCTACCACATTGATTGGGCGCATCAATGTAACAAGCTGTTGTTTGACTTTGTCTGCACTGACGGTTACAGCGGATAGTGGAACAGATCCCATTGTATCCGTTGCAACTGGATCCCATATATATGGCTACCGTGCGAATTTTACTTCAACTGGCGGTGCAGAATGCCTGCGTATCACAACCGCCAGCCAATGCTACTTGGACGGTTCCGTATTTGTGACGGATGCAGAAACTGACACCGTAATCCGAAGTAGCGGCGGTGCCGTAACCGGATTGGGATACTGTACGGTTCCAGGAATTGTATGTGCTAGCACAACAGGGTTGGTTAATATGACAGGTGGAACTGTTAAAGGAACTAAGATAGAAACAGGTGGAATTATTTTTATCAATGGTGCAAAGATATAGGAAGATAAATATGAGGTGAAACAAATGTCAGTATTTTACAAACGAAATTTCACGTTCGAAATCCGAGCAGAGACCGACGACAACGGTGCATACATCACCGGTCGCCCTATAGTGTATGAGTCCAAAACAGACCTTGGATTCTGTGACGAAATCATCAAGCGTGGAGCGCTAGACGATGCGGACTTATCTGACGTGCGGTTTTTGGTAAACCACAATACGGATATGATTCCGCTTGCACGCTTCCGGGATGGTGTCAAAAATTCCACCATGCAAATCCAGGTGGACAAGGACGGTCTGACTATCCGAGTTCTCCTAGACATCGAAAACAATCCGGAGGCGCGGGCGTTATATTCCGCTGTCCAGCGTGGTGACATTTCCGGAATGTCATTCATGTTCACAATTGCGGCTGACGAATGGGAAAATCTCGACAGCGATCACCCAACACGCTACATTACCGCAATCGGAATTGTGGCGGAAGTGTCCGCAGTCACATTCCCGGCGTATGAATCGACGGAAATTTCTGCCCGTGATAAGCGAGCCGTCGAAGAGGCAAGGAAAGCACTTTCCAAAGCTACGGACAACGTGGAATTGGAAAAGTTAAAATTAAAATATCTAATGGAGGTATGAGAAATGAAAGAATTTCTGAAAAAGCTGATTGCGAAAAAGGAACAGGACGCTAAGGCAATCCGCTCCAAAATCAAAGCGTCTGAATCTGCACAGGAAGTGCGAGAACTGGGCGAAACGCTCCAGGCAGTACTTGACGAACTGAAAGAGGCAAAGGATAAGCTTGCCGAACTGGATGACAAGAAGGACAATGACGATCAAGGCAGCAATGATTCCGCACAGGACAGCAACGGAACTGACGATAACGGTCAGCGCTCCGACTTTAATCCGGCACAGACAAGAAGTATTGGTTATTACGGTATGAATCAAACTGCGGAGCACAGAACCGGAAATGCACTGGATTCTATAGAATATCGGAAAGCATTCATGAAGTATGTGCAGACTGGCGAATGGAACTACCAGAAACGGCAGGACGAAACACTTGTGACATCTGATGTCGGTAAGATCATTCCGAACACCATCATGAACGAGTTTATCAAAGAACTCAAGGTTTACGGAAATCTGTACAACAGAGTACGTAAGTTGAATGTCAAGGGCGGTGTCGAATTTCCAATTGAAGAATTGGTTCCTACTGTTACTTGGATCACCGAAACCACTGTTTCCGATACTCAGGCAGTTCCGAAAATTAAGACCAGTGTATCTTTCGGATATCACATTGTGGAAGCACGTCTTTCTCAGTCCTTGCTTTCTCAGGTCGTTACGCTGGATACATTGGAAATGGAAATGGCTCGACTGCTGTCCGAAGCGTTTGCACGGGAATTTGACCGTGTTATCTTGTCCGGCACTGGCAGCGGTCAACCAATGGGCATTCTCAACGATAAACGGGTAAAAACAGAAAACAAGATCACCTTTACTGCGGCAGAGCTTGCAGACTGGACAAAGTGGAGAACAAAGCTGTTTGCAAAGGTACCGCTGGCTTATCGTGGGGAAGGCGTTCTGGTAATGACTGCTGCAACGTTTGAATCTCAGATCATGACATTAAAGGATGCGAACGACAGACCGCTTTACATGGAAACATTTGATCCGGTCAATGGCACGGTATCCGGCAAATTTGCAGGACGGGAAGTCATTCTCGTAGAACCGGACATCATGAAAGATTTTGATGCAGCAGCGGACGGGGATGCATTTGCAATTTACTTCCGACCAAATGATTACGCAATCAACACCAATTTGCAGTTGGCATTTAAGCGGTGGTTTAGCGATGAAAAGAATGTATGGTACAATAAGGGACTTTGCATTATGGACGGAAAGCTGCTGGATATCAATTCTGTATTCGTGCTGAAAAAATCTGCAAAGTAAGGGGTAAATCACATGACAGCCGAAGAACTGTTAATCAAAGTGAAAATCGGAATTGGCATTACAGGCACGTACCAGGACGAAACCTTGTTGACTTACATCGAAGAAGTCAAAAATTTCCTATTAGATGGCGGAGTTCTGGAAAGTATTGTGAATGGTTCTGAATCTGTCGGTGTTATCACTCGTGGCGTATCAGACTTGTGGAATTATGGCGCAGGTTCTGCGGAATTTTCCACATATTTCATACAGCGTGCTACTCAACTTGCGTATAAGCGGATCGGAACAATTGTGATTTCTTCGTCTCCCGGTTCGACCGACAGAACCGTAAAAATTATGGTATCTGATAGCACAGAGAACGCACATTACCGGTACAAGTTCACGGAAAAGCTCCCGAATTATAATGATGATCTGTCGGACTGGGCGGAGTGGGACGGCAATTCCGAAATCATTACGGAAGGTAACACAGTTATCTGTGTTGTGCGAGTCACGACAGAAAATCTCGCGGTAAAGGCAGGCGTTACAAATGTATAGACCATCCGAACCATTCACAAATCCCATGTTCTTTTTTGCTCCGGAAACTAAAATTGTAAAAGGAACTGTAAAGAAAGTTTACCCGGAAACGGGAGAATTATTCTATTGTTCTTTCCGCACATTCGGTGGCACGGAACGAACGATTAACGATGTGCTGACCGTGGAAGATACGGCAACCGTCGAAACATGGTATAGACCAGATATCAAGGCGGATTGCATCATAAAAAATGCCGACGGGAAAGCCTACGAGATATTAGGAACGCCGGAAAATATTAGTATGCGCAATCAGATCATGAAATTTAAGATTCGTGCCGTTTTCGGGGGTGCGTGAGTTGAAATGGGAAGAAATAAATTTTTTATCGACACCAAAGGATTTGCAGAATTAGCAGGACGATTTGATAAAATTACAAACAATATCGAAAAGGTTGTTATTGAAGCGTTGGAAGATGCTGGAGAAGATGTCGGTGTTGAAACATTGGAAGCACTTGACAAGGCATACTTGCCGTCTAAAGGTATATATTCACACGGAAAAACAAAAGAAACCGTTTTACTTCACCCCAAAGCAGTTATAAGAGGTTTTGACATTGAAATTGGTATGGGATTCGACAAAACCAAAAATGGGGCAAGTACCTTGCTAATTACTGGAACACCTAGAATGAAGCCGGATAGAGAACTGGAGCGAATGTTTGCACGAAAAAAATATGCTGCTGAAGTAAATACTTGTATTTCAGAATCTATTCAAGATCTAATCAAAGATGAAATAGAAGGATGAAATATGGAAGACTTTCTAATTGAGATTCTATCCACATTTGGTTTTCCGATACGTCGTCAAGGAAGCCTTCTGGAAAACGAACATTATCCGGATAGTTTCTTCACATTCTGGAGTCATGCAGCTGATACCGAAAGCAGCTATGACAACAAAGAAACAACTATTTTATATGAGTATGACGTAAATTTTTATTCGACTGATATCGAAAAGGCTTACGCTATATTGCGAAAAGCAAAAGAAAAATTGAGACAAAATGGATTTGAAGCATGGGGCGACGGCTACGATGTGCCAAGTGACGAAAACACACACTTCGGACGGGGTATGAATGTTTCATATCTTAAAAATTTAATGGAGGAATAGAAATGGCAAATAAAGCAGTGGACAACGTTTTTGAATTTCGTGGTGTAGAAGATTTGTTTTATGCAGAAGTCGCAGAAGATTCCGAATCAAACTACACATTTGGAACACCTAAGCGATTGGGTTACACGGCAACAATTTCAAAGGAAGTAGAGTCTTCCAGTGAGACACATTATTATGACAACAAAGGCATGATTGTAATCAATGCAAAGGGGGCAGAAACCTTTACACTTACGGTCGCACCGCCTAAACTGGAAGTATTGGCAGATATTACCGGACAGGCATTTGATGCGGATGCCGGAATGCTGCTGGAAGGAAACGTCAGCCCAAAATATTTTGCGATTGGATACAGAACAAAAGGCACTGACGGCAATTGGCGGTATTGTTGGAAATATAAAGGACAGTTTGCAATTCCATCCGAAGAGGTTAACACTGAGTCTGATTCCATTGATACAACAAATACAGAGTTGACATATACCGCAATTAATACAATCCATAAATTTGAGCAAAAAAATGGAGATGCAACAAAATTGGATACAATGAGCGGAATTGTAGTTGATGAACGCTATGGTGGTATGACAGATGAAATGAAGGAAGCCTGGACACAGGCGGTATGGACACCTAAAGATGTTCATGACAAAAAAATTCCAGGAACAGTTTAATGTTGGAGGATTTTAAAAATGGAAATGAAGTTGAATGTCTATGATGAAAATGGAAATATCTCCAAAACATATGCGGCAAGTGAGTTTGACTTAATGTGGGGCACCGTAGAGGATTTAGTGGATTGTATTGATATCGATAAAGTTAATGATACAGTAGCAGTTGGTAAGATGATTTTACAAGCACTACCACAATTAAAACCGCTTCTGAAGCAGATCTTTCCTGGTTTGGCAGATTCCGAAATTCGCCGCACGAAAGTGAAAGAACTGATTCCTATTTTTATGAATGCGTTTACATATGCATTTCAAGAAATCAATTCTCTTGGTGATAAATCGGGAAACTAATCGTGGGTGGAGAGCAGGACACCCTTTACAATATTTTCTTCGATATAACTGTATCACTGTGTGAACGATTTCACGGACTCGACCCAATCAAAATTCGACGATATCCGGCGCATGAAGTAATCGTACTCATGCGCCGAACTGTTAAATACGTTAAGAATCAAAGCCGAGAAAAGAAACCGCGAAAAATAATGAAACCTGCCAAAGACACATGGTTTTAAAGAGGTGAAAATATGGCAAAAACCACTGAAACCACAACAAAGTTTAAAGTTGATATATCAGATTTAAAAGCAAATTTACAAGAAGCAAATAGACAAATTGACTTGATAAATTCTGAATTTAAACTCGCTACTGCTGGCATGGAAAAGTGGAGCGATTCAACTGATGGACTTAGCGCAAGAATTAAGCAACTAACAGGTGACAATGAAAATTATTCAAAAATTTTAGCAGACTACGAGAAAAAGCTGACTGAAATTGTGCAAAAAGAAGGCGAAAATTCTGATGCCGCACAAAAAATGCAAGTTAGAATAAATAATCTAAAAGCGGCAATTAAAGGAAACGAAGCAGCTATCGCCAAACACACAAAAACTATTGAGGAAATGTCGAAAGAATCGAATGATTCCGCAGATGACACAAAAGATTTAGCAGATGCTTTGGACGAAACCGGCAGTGATGCAAAGAAAGCAAAAAAGAGCCTTGACAGTGTGAACGATGAAATCAAAGAAACTGGTGACGAAAGCGAAAAAACAAGCGGCAAACTAAAAGATTTCTTAGGGTCTTTGGGAAAAGGTATAATTGGCGGTATTGGTGCAGCTGTTACTGGTTTAGCTGGTGGACTGGTTGCGGCAGCAGAGGGATCAAAAGAATTTACGGATAACATGAATAAGTTATCCAGTGCCGCAAAAGATGGCGGTTACTCTACTGAATTTGCAAAAGATTCATTCGAAAATTTGTATGGAATTTTGGGCGATGAAACCACCGCAAATACCACAGTGTCCAATTTTATGGCAATGGGCACGAGTACGGAGAATCTGAACAGTTTGCTGAATTCTTCTGCCGGTATTTGGGCAAAGTACGGTGATTCTATTCCTCTCGACGGTCTAGCCGAATCCGTAAACGAAACAGCAAAAGTTGGAACCGTTACAGGCAATTTAGCGGATGCTTTGAACTGGGCAGGTGTGAATGAAGACAATTTTAACGATAAGCTCGCAAACTGTTCCAACGAACAGGAACGACAACAGCTTGTTGTTGATACGTTGAACGGTTTATACGGCGATCTGGGCGAGGAATACAAAAAGAACAATCAATCAATGATCGATTTAAACAAAGCACAAATGGACATGAAACAGAGTATTTCCGACATTGGCACATCTTTTACACCTGTACTCGCAATGTTTACAGAGATGGGATCTGGAATACTCTCTTCTATTGTTCCGGACGTACAGAATCTTGCCGGCGCATTCACCGACCTTGTAAATGGTGTCGACGGAGCAGATGAAAAGATCGGTTCTTCTGTCGGAAACATCCTCACAACGCTTGTCACAACAATTACAAATGCTCTACCAACGGTCGCAAGTGTTGGTGTGACAATTATTGAAAGTCTGATTGGAGGAATTACAGACAATTCCGATACGATAATTTCGGCGGCTGGCGATATTGTTATGACACTGGCAGACGGTATTGTACAGATTGCACCACAATTGTTAACGAGTGCTGTTATAATTGTTTCTCAGCTTGCACAAAAATTGATTGAGCTTGCGCCAAAACTACTAATTGCAGCAATGCAATTATTTAACGGTTTGGTCACTGCGTTGACTGATATTGATATTGGTGATTTATTGAGTGATTTAATAGAAACATTGATTTCCACACTAGACAATCTTTGCCGGATATGCTGAATGCAGCAACCGAATTGTTCATGGGAATTGTAAATGCTATTCCTGTGGTTTTAGATCAGTTATTGCCCAGACTGCCTGGAATCATAAATATGATTACAAATTTCTTAACTTCTGCATTGCCGCAAATCGTTAATGCTGGAGTGAAAATGCTGAACGGTTTGGTAGATGCACTGCCACAAATTATCGATTCATTAGTTGCCGCATTACCCGGAATCATACAAGCGCTTGTAAATTTTTTAATTCAAAATATTCCTGTTCTTTTGAACGGCGCTATTACACTATTTATGGCACTTGTACAAGCAATCCCCCAAATTGTAGTTGCATTGGTAGAAGCAATTCCACAAATTATCACAGCAATCATTCAAGGACTTGCTCCACTTGCTGAACAATTTGCTGAAAAACTTGGCGAATGTGTTTCAAAAGTTGTTGAATGGGCTGTTGAATTAAATTCCAAATTTTCTGAGAAAGTGAGCGAAATAATAACTACTGTCGTTGACTTTTTCAAAGAACTTCCCGGCAAAATTTGGGAATGGCTGACCGAAACGGTAAATAAAGTAATTACTTGGGGAAGTGACATGAAGGATCGTGCAACTGAAACAGCAACAAATTTTATTGATAATGTGATTAACACCATCAAAGAGCTTCCGGGTAATGTTTGGGATTGGCTGTGCAATGTTATATCAAATGTTGCATCGTGGGTATTTGATATGAAGAACAAAGCAACCGAAGCGGCAGAAGGTTTCTTCAATAATGTAATCAATAAAATCAAAGGATTACCGGATGAGGTATGGAGTTGGTTAAATGATGTTATAACTAAAGCTGGAACATTTGTAACAGATCTGGGGAATAAAGCAACTGAAGCAGCAGAAGATTTGTGGAACAACTTGGTCGATGGGATCGAAGGATTGCCAGATGAAATCTATGGTATCGGTTCCGATATCGTGGAAGGTTTATGGAACGGTATCAACGATATGACCGATTGGTTATGCGGAAAAATTTCTGAATTTTGTTCTGGCGCACTAGACGGCATTCGTGACTTTTTTGGAATTCATTCTCCCTCTATTGTTATGAAAAAAGAAGTTGGAAGATATCTTCCTATGGGACTTGCAGAAGGAATCAAAGATAAGACAAAAACAGCAATTGATGCGATGAAGACAATGGGACAAAAAATGCTTGTCCCTGCACAAGCTTTAAGAAATGGTCTTAGCAATAATTTTGGAAATAACATGTCAGGTGTTTCAACCAACAACGCTGGTACTGTTGTGCAGAATTTCACACAGAATAATTATAGCCCAAAATCTCTGTCAAGATTAGAAATTTATCGACAAAGTAAAAACCTGTTGAAGGGGGCTAAGCTATGATATTTTCAAAAGTAGAAACTGCAAAAAATGAAACACTTGATTTTACCAATTCGCAAAAATATTGTTTGTATGATATTGATGGTTTGAATCCTGTTGCGGCAACAATCAATACAACAGAATTTGCTACAAGTGATGGTGCAATGTTCAATAGCGCACGAATTGGTACGAGAAATATTGTTTTGTACATCAAAATTTATCCAGAAATCGAAAAAAACAGATTAAATTTGTATTCGTTTTTCAAAATTAAAAGCGATGTGACGTTGTACTTTCGTCACGATTCACTGAACGTATTTATTAGCGGAAAAATAGAATCTTTTGAATTGGATCATTTTTCCAATTCTCAGATTGCACAAATTTCAATCTTATGTCCAAATCCATACTTCCAATCTGTGCAAAATCAGATTGTAGAATTTTCAAATGTAGTTGCATTATTTGAATTTCCATTTATGAACCCACCGGAAGGATTGGAATTCTCCCACATTGAGCGCGTAAAAGCTAAAATTATAAACGCAGGAGAAATAGCAACAGGAGTTACAATTCAGCTTTATGCAAGTACTGATGATGTTTCAAACCCTGTTGTCTATAATTTGACAAACAATACATATTTTGGATTGAACTTTGAGATGAAAAAAGGCGATTTGATTACAATCACAACGCATTTCAACAACAAAAAAGTTACATTACTTCGAGACGGAGAAACCGCTAATATATTGTATTCTGTTCAGGAAGGTTCTACATGGTTGCAGCTAGAATCTGGTGAAAATAAGATCAGTTATTCTTGTGATAAAGGAAAAAATGATCTAGTAGTTAGCGTTGAATATACAGAACTGTTTGAAGGTATTTGATATGGATATTTATGTTTTAAATAGAAATCTAACACGAATCGGACTCATTGACAATTATGTATCACTTATATGGACAACACGCTATTATTTTTGTGGTGACTTTGAATTATACCTGCCTATTACAGATGAATTTCTAAGTTTACTTCAAATTGGATATTATTTGGAAACGACAAATAGCAAATACGTTATGTTAATCGAATCGATTAATATAAAAACAGATGCTGAAAGCGGAAACTACTTAACAGTTTCCGGACGCAGCGTCGAAAGTTTGTTGGATCGTCGTATCGTTTGCGACAGATTTATCCTACAAGAAGCAAAAATTGAAACTATCTGCAATAGTTTGATAGAGTGGAATTTCATCAATCCAGTAACTGAACATGACAGCCGATTTATGGGAAAAATTGCAATTGCAGGTCAAACAAAAGGGTTTACTGACGATATCACAACACAATATTTCGGTGACAATGTGTATGAAGCGATCACAGAGTTATGCCAATCTTATGGATATGGGTTTAAAATGCCGCGTATCAATAAAAATTTTACATTCGAAATGTATTCTGGACTAAATCGAACACGATCTCAAAAAGACAATATTCCAGCGGTTTTTTCTCCCAACTTTGAAAATTTGATTAACACAGAATATTCCTATAGTATACAGAATTTAAAAAATGTTGCGTTTGTTGCAGGCGAAGGCGAGGGAAGTTCTAGAAAAACAACATTTGCCGGCGACGAAACCGGAATGGAACGACGAGAAATGTATGTTGATGCACGAGATTTGTCCAGTGAAAAAGCAAACTCTGAATCCGAATACATTTCTATGCTAATTAGCAGAGGAAAAAACAAGCTGGCAGCAACAGAAACCTACCCACAATATGTTGGTGAAGTAAATAATTTTCCGGATTACTGCGGACTTGGTGACATTGTAGAAGTAGAAAATGAATTTGGGATGCGAGCAACTGCACGAATTACCGAAATTATCGAAAGTTATTCTACCAATGGAAACACCAGAGTTCCGACATTTGATGAATGGAGCGTGTAAATTATGGCGATAAAGTATGGGTATTTTAACAGTGTTAATGGAGACAGAAAGTATAATGCCGAAGATATGACAATGTATTTCAAAGGGATTGTTTCTGATGGCATATTCCAAACGATCGGAGATATGTTTGTTGTAACCGCAGGAGATGGTCTGACAGTTACAGTAGGAACAGGTAGAGCATTGGTGAATACGCATTGGATCGAAAACACAACAGTTTTGAAACTGAATCTTGGGTCAGCATCCGTCAGTTCTGATGTATATAAGATGATTGTTTTACGCTGCGATCTAAGCGATAATATTCGAAGTGTTTCAATTATAACTAAATCTAACACATCCGGCGCCATTATATTAACTAATAATGACACTATCACAGAATTGTGCATTGCACGTGTTTGTATACGAAAAAATGCAACAGCAGTGTCTCAGAGCGACATCCGGGATTGCAGAGGGAGTAGTTATTGTCCATGGATCACCGGATTGATCAATCAAGTAGACATATCACAGTTGAACGAACAGTTTTATAAGTATTATGAAGAGCAAACCGCAGAACTAAACGCATATATGCAAAAACAAAAAGACGAGTTCGACGAATGGCTTTCAACACTACAAAAAGAATTGACAGTTAATACCACATTAAAAAAATACCAGTCAACCTATACAACAACGAGTGAAACTACTGAGATTCCATTGATTTCGCAATACGAATCAGGTGATTCTCTATTGGTTCATATTGGCGGTATTCTATTTGTCGAAGGCGATGAATTCACGATTGACACGGAAAATAAAAAAGTTGAACTAAAAAGTTCAATTATAAAAGATAGCGTTGTTACACAGATTCTGATAAAATCCATAATTGGCGGAACAGCATGGTTTACAGTACAGGCAAACGACACATCGTTTAGTTGGGGGAAATCTGTAATATCCGTAGACATTCCGCCAGGTACCAGAGCGATTGGGGGAGCAGCGTTTAGCGGCTGCACAAATTTAGAATCGGTAACGATCCCAAATAGTGTCACCACGATCGCTGGAGGTGCATTTGCGTATTGTACAAGCCTGACGAATATCGACATTCCAAATAGCGTCACATTGATTGGCGGCGGCGCATTTGCAGAATGTACCAAATTAACAGAATTAGTAGTACCCAATAGTGTTACAACAATTGGTGAGGATGCGTTTAAAAATGTAGCAAAAATAATTTATTCTGGGACAGCTACGGGGGCACCTTGGGGCGCAAAAGAAGTTGTAAGCGAGTAACTCAGATGTTGCTCAATTTTATATAGAATACCTATCAATATTTGAATGTTTATTATGTACAAGAGTGATATAAAGTCAAGATGCAATACCCTGTAAACATTAAAAATGCAAATCCACGTCTTGCAAAAGTGATTATTAGTCAACTAGGAGGTCCAGATGGCGAATTAGGTGCCTCTTTACGCTATATGTGTCAGCGATATGCAATGCCTCAAGCAAAAGTAAAGGGACTATTAACAGATATTTCTACTGAAGAATTAGCACACATCGAAATTGTATCCGCTATTTTATATCAATTAACAAGAGACTTAACACCTGAACAAATTAAAGAAAGTGGATTTGATTCCTACTTTGTTGACCATACAACTGGGATTTATCCACAAGGCGCATCTGGTGTACCATTCACAGCAGCTTATTTACAATCTACAGGTGACCCTATTACAGATTTAACTGAAGATTTAGCAGCAGAACAAAAAGCACGCACCACATACGATAATATTTTACGGTTATGTGACGATCCGGATGTAAGAGATCCTATAAAATATCTACGTCAAAGAGAAATTGTTCATTTTCAGCGATTTGGTGAAGCACTTCGAATTGTTCAAGATGATTTAAATGCAAAAAATTTCTATGCCTGCAATCCTTCTTTTGATAAATCATGTGGCAATAAAAAATAA